GCCAGCTGACCCGATCTAAATTCAGCATTTATAGCTCCAGTGTATTGACCTTTAATTTCAGCTCCATTTCGCAACCTTTCAAATATTTTATACCTTCTTAATTTATCCTTTTCATACTTTTCTTGCTCTTGTTGTAACTTAATTTCTAAATACCGACACACATGAGGATTCAAATTAGGGTTTGTCAACCTGGAAGCTAACACCATAGCAGCATCTTTACTTTTAGAACTATATCCAGCTTTTATCAGGGCGTCTGTTTTAGTAATCTGTCCCCAATTGTCAACAAGAATATCTATGAATGTTTTTTGCTTTGTTGTTAAGTCATCTACAGTTCTTAACTGCTTGCTTTTTTGGGGCATCTTTTTTTACCTTTTTATAAATGAATGGATTGTACCCATTGTAAGTAAATTTTTCATCATAATTCATACAAAATAGTATAATGTATTTATATAGAAAGTAAATTTTAAAAAAGAAATTGCAGCACTTTGTCCATTAGAACTAAGGTCTATTCCTAGTTTTTAGGAATTATTCCTAGTTTTTTCCTAAAATATTTTGCTATTTTTCCTTGTTTTCTCTTGTTTTTCCTAGTTTCCTAAAATATTTACTATGTTTTGAACTTTTTTAAAAAAAAGTTTGTATAGAAAAGCATTATAAAAATTGGGAATTGGGGAAAAATAAATTTTCTTGACTTTTGAGAGTTTGCTTATATTATCCTTTTAAGGTAGTATATGACATGTGAGTTAATATTACAAACGCCTTTCTGCAATGTTGTATACTACCCTTCTTGAAATATTCTGCGCAATCACAGCTGTTATAAGCATTTATTTTTATGGTAGTAAATCTTGGTACGCACCATTGTTTGGTTTTTTTTCACAGATATTTTGGGTTTGGTGGGCTTTTTTAGGGTTTCATTATCCCATGCTGCTATTGAGCGCAGCAATGATATTGACACATTTCAGGAATCTAAAAACTATGGGCACTATGCAAAAACTGAAACAAATACTGTCGAACAAGAAACGTCTTCGGTAAAATTAATTGTGTCACGCAGTTCATCTAATTTCTTTCTAATTAATCTTTTTGAATTAGGCTCAGCTACTAACATTTTTTTGTACAATTTGTCATAAGGCCACCACATAACTTGACGCACATTAAAGTAAATTTTTTTTTGCTTTATAGCTCTTATGTAACACTGCTGCACATCTTCTGGATCAATTCTGCCCCAGTTACAAACATCATTAAAATCTTTTGAATTGCCAGTTATCCAATTATGCGCGTAAATTTTTTGCAAACTGGACTTTCTATCAGAATTTAGGTTAGAACAATCTTCAAGAGCGTTAACAACTACAGCTCTCCACAATTTTTCTTCAGGATAAAAATCTTCTGAACTAACAAATATACGGGTAAACTTCAAACCCATGATTCTATACAGTTGCGGTGAGGCTCCCATCAATGACCATAAGTTTTAATTAAAGTTACAAGTAGATCTTGATATTTTTCTTTAAATGGCATCAAAGACACATCTTTTTTAGATTCTTCCTTAAATTTTCTGTAATCTACATATATTCCATTAATAAAATCGGTTCTTTCGTCTGGATCCATCCCATTGGGGTCCACTAACTCGACATTTACTTCAGTGTCTAGTATTGCTTCCCAGTCAAATTTTTTATTTATAGCCACTTTAGTATTATATCTTTGCGTCATCTTTAAAACTACCCTTTATTAACTTAAATTTTTGTTTTCTTTTAATATCCTTGTCTTTTTTTGCCATAGAGGCATCATGTAGAAGCCCCAAGATATCATCACTATCGTATCCAGGATTTGCTCCCATGTACAATTCATACATTAATTGCACAATTCTGTCGTAGTCTCGTTCATCTAAACGAGCTGCCATTATTTTAAATTCTTCATAAACACGTTTACAAATAGCCATAGTAACTCCTTTCCAATTAACTATCCTGGCCCCTGTTCCGTGATTCTTGGTACTTGATATTTCTACTTTTATACGTGGGTAACTGACTATCGCAGTTTGGGCACACGAACCTAAGGTTCTCGAGCCTATGATCTAGTTTTACACCATTTTTATGGTCTAAGACAAGTGTTAATTTTTTTCCTTTCCATTTTCCTTGATTTCCGCAGTTAAAACACTCGTATGGTACTTTACCAGTTTTAATAACTCTGAGTTTTAAACGATGTCTATTCCGGTATTGAGAATCTTTGACAAACAGTTCTTCACAACTAATACTTGTAAAACTATTAGCTGGTTTATAATAGCGCGGCATTTTATTTTTTTAGAATTTTATACAAATCACCATTTTTTACTTTTTGTAAATCAGACATAGTTAAGCCATATTTATTTATTAACATGTCTGCAGGAAAATTTGGATACTTTATACATTTAAGTAATATTTCTTTTTCATTCATCAATGTACCTCTTTACTAAATTCATGAATAGTTTCTTTTAGTACTCTAAATACTTTTTCTTCTTCTGATTTCGCATCTTTATTCATTATCATTTCAACCATAGAAAAAATACTGTTGAGTGCTGCTTGTTTTGTAGGAGCACATTCTATCAATCCTTCTAATGCAGCAAACAAACCACCTTTTAATAAAGGCTCAGCATTATATTTTTTTCGCATTTCGCCATATTTATGCACAAACTCTATATATACTTCGTTCATTTCCTCTGCTTTCATTTGTGTTTTTTTATTTTTCATTTTGTAGCCTTTCTTTTTATGTTAACACCAATATTGAACTTCGTCATTATAATCTATTCTGCAATCACCAACTGAACCCTCACCCTGACATGCAGAACAAATGTGTGTGTTGTCAGCTGACATAGGTTTATTGTGATCGGTGCGGATATAGCCATTACCTTTACATTCTTCACAAATTATATGTTTTCGTTTAGTCATTTCTCCTCCTTGTAAAACAAAAATTTATCCCAATTTTTAAATTTATATTTTCTTACCCAATCAGTAGCTTTGTTACATTTAGCAGCACGAAATTTACGTAATGGGTATTTTTTTTCGTAAACATCTATGAGCTCAACAACTCCTGACCGGCAGTCACTAATTAGATGATTTGGATAATGTTTCATATACAGTTTATTATTTAACTCAAACCAAAGTGTAACAATAAACCAATCAAACATCGATACCTAAACTTTCTCGAGCCTTTTGACGTATGATAAATGTTTTTTCATCATAACAACCCCAACCTTGAACATCTATGTTATTCTCTTGTTCGTACATCTCAACTTTGTCCCAAATTTTTTCTATGTTACAAGCTTCTAGTTCTCCATATACAATTTCTTCACCAGTGTATAAGAATAATATCAAAATCCATTTCATTCTACTTCTCTGGCAAAAACATAAAGAGATTCATCCCGATGTGGACATTTATGAACAGTTAAGGCTTTCATTTTCTTACCATTATACTCGAACTCACTATCCATTATAAGCTCAAGGTCTTGTGGTAAAGAAATATGTATGCCTTTTTTATAATCCTCGTGCGCAAGCGACGTGTCCAAATATCCAGTGCCATATCTCTTGTTATCTCTGTATGCAAGAAATGGCGCCCATCTCAAGTCTTTTTTCATTTCTCCTCCAATAAAAGTTCTTTATATTTTTCTTCTGGTAGTTTTTCTTTCTTTGCTTGAAAACTAATGTAATCATAAATTAATTTTTCGATAAATGCGCCAGGTGTTCTGTATTTCTTTTTGCATAAACCTTTTAGTAATGCATAATTTTCAGAACGTACCGCCACAGATTTCCATTTATTTATGTCCATAATTTCTCCTTTCTAGTCGTGACAAAAACATGTATCGGTTGCTTGATCAAACTCAAACAATTCAAGTTGATCTTTAGTGTTTTGTAGTAATTTAGCGTAGCTTGGTCTGTCCTTACGAAAGTATGCAGCACGATCATTTCCCGTGCCCATTTTTTTACCTTCTTGTTTGATCCACCAATCAGCTAATTTTGGATCTGATTTCATTATGTTTTTTATTGTGTTTGCACCTTTTAAAAAACATAAATCACAGTTACCTTGTGGTGTTTTACCGCCAATATTTGGTAAACGCAAATCAAAATCATTATCTTTCCAGAAATCAAAAACATCCTGCACTACAATTTTTGCATCATGTAAAGGTGCTTCTGTTTCCCATCTTTCTTTTTTATTACGATTAGACAGTCTAGCTACCCTATGTGGCTCATCGTATCTAAGACCTACATAAGACATCCAATGTTCAAAACCTAAATGAAACATACAATATGCTCGCATAGTTTTTATTTTTAAATAAGACGTACAGTATCTTGTAACAGGGTTAGGTAAAAATCTTTTACTGTCTATTAACTTTTCGTAAGGTTCACCATCTCTTGATGCTGTTTCATAATCAACAATCTTTAAATGGTTCTCTGATTCATTGTCCCACTCCATCCACACAATAGGAACATTCCATCTTGTAGAACATTCGTGTACAAAATCTAAAGTTTGTGGCATTTCTTTACCAGTGTTAGCGAAACAAACCGGCAAATCTTTTGGCAGCTTATTATCAAAAGCATCTAGTATCTTTCTCAACATAAAGCCAGATGTTCTACCACCAGAAAAGTTTATAACACCAGGAGTTTCTAACAAAAAAGGATTAGTCATCCTGCCCACGTTTAGCTAAATTTTCTGATTTTATCATAGCTGCTGCCAAGTCCGTGCCAAACACTTGATGTTCTACACCTGTGTCAGGACATTGATATATAATTTTTTTAAAGTCTTTTACATGTTCAGCAACATCGCCCTCATCGTAAGGATTTCCTCTAAAATCAGTAGCCTCTACTTTTCTTAAAGCTGCTTCTATCTGTTGTAAAAAATTTATTGTTCGTTTTGATTTGATAAAAGTTTTCATATCCTAACTATATATAACAATGTGGGGTAGGTCAAGAAATATTGACAAAATATCAAAAAATTATATTATATTAGTAGGAGAAACGTAATGAATGCACTGATTGCAGAAAAAATGGCGTTAGAAAATCAATGGAATCATATGTATCTAACTAGGGGTGTATATTCTGTTGATATGAAAGATATCGAGGGAAAAATTGATCTCATCAAAGAGAAAATTATTCAAAGAGATATTGCTAATGCTAAAATAAATTACTAGGAAGCTTCACCGAAGTCTTTTCCTATCGCTACGTCGACTACACTTGGAACTTTCAGTTTCACGCAACTCTCCATCACTCCCTTTATTTTATCTACGTCTTCATCATTTTTAATATTAAAACACAATTCATCATGAATTTGTAAAATTGGAGTAAAACCATTTTTGTGACATTCGACAACCGCTTGCTTGGTTTGATCAGCAGCTGAACCCTGAATTAATCTATTCAAAGCCTTATATGTAAAAGCTCTTTTTATATTACTAGAGCCATACTTAGCAGAGGCATTCTCAAACCGCTCGGGTGTATGTACACCAAAATCTTTTGGTTCCCACATTTCAAAACGACATTTGCGACCTAACTTGGTTCTAATTACACCTTCTGAATTTGCTTTATGCATACATCTATCAGATAACATTTTTACAAAAGGAGCTCTCTTATTATATTTGTTAATTAATTCTTTAGCTTCATCAAAAGACACACCCAACATATTAGCTAGTTTGTTTTTGCCCATACCATACATAAGACCTAATCCGATTGTTTTAGCTTGTTTACGATCTATGCCAACAAGATCAGCGACAGTTTGATGAAAGTCTGCATCAGCGTTAGTATACGCTTCAACTAACTCTTGACTGCCCTCATAACCCTCACCAATACTTGCGGCATAGTGTACAACTAAGCGAGGTTCTTGTTGAGAATAATCAAAAGAACCCCACTTATGGTCCTGTTCAGGAAGAAAAAGGCCTCTGATTAAAGGACCGAAGTCCTTATTCCTTGCAGGCAGCTGTTGTAAATTAGGATTAGACATACTAAGTCTACCTGATACAGTGCCACCTGAATCTGAACGCAGTTGGTTTATTTCTCCATGAATACGACCTTTGTGTTCGTACTTCATAATTGAATTTAAAAATGTATTGTGAAATTTGTTTATCTCTCTGGCTTCTACAATTAACTTAGATATTTCTTGTTTCGAGTTCATAAGCCAATTTTGTGTAAAACTTGGCTCACCTGTTTTTGGTGTTTTAGGGTAATCAATACCTAATTTGTCGAAGGCAAATCCTATTTGTCTGGCTGCCCAAATATCAACATCTTTACCTACTAATTTTTTTATCTTACTTAATAATACTTTTTCTTTTTTACTAAAATCCATTTGTAACTGTTCAGCCTTTTCAACATTCACTCTTATACCTTGCTTGCGCATTTTAATAAGAATAGGTAATAAGTTTTTTTCAAGCTCCCATATGGTTTCAAGATTCTGTTGTCTTATTTCATGTTTAAATCGTTGCCATAAAAGGTACGTGAGCCGTGCATCTTGTTCCGCATAATAACCTACATGTTCAGCTGGTAACTTCCACATCTCCATTTTAGGATCAACACCATGCGCCTTAGCAGCTTCAATCAAGTCAGTTTCTGCTTTTAACTCTCCTATGTAATCTTTCGCTAAAGCATTTAATTTATAAGTATATCTATTCTCGTCTATCAGGGCGCCAGCTACCATAGTATCTATTATTTCACCCTTTACATCGATACCATAAGCTTGAAGCCAACCTACATCATACTGAGCATTATGAAAAATTTTAGTGCAAGGTAAACTACACACATCATGCATATACCTCATAACTTGTTCTTTTATTAAATTACCACCACCAAAATGACCAAAGGGATAATATCCTTGCCAACCCTCAGTTGCTACAGCAAAACCTATTATTTCACCAGCTCCTGTAGCCCAACCTGCTCCAATGCCTTTTGTTATACCATCATCTCTTGTTTCTAAATCAATGGCAATTTCTTTCGCCTCAGATAAATCTCTGTAATCACTAGGAGCTGACCATATGTGTTTTTTAAAATTAAAAGTTAGTTGTAAACTAGTCATAGTCTCTTTCAATAATCATCTCTAAATAATGAATTGCCTTTTGAATATCTTCTTTTCCGTTTTTATTTCTATGTCTACAAACATACTTTATAACGTTACCTTCTGCAAATAGTAAATTGTTTTCATTAATGAATTTAGAAGGTTGTATTTTTAAACTTTTATAGTGCTTGCCACCTTTTTCCCATATACTCATTTTTTCTCCTGTAAATAAACAAAGTAATCTGAACCGATAGGATAGTTATATTTATAGTCTGTGGATAAAATATGTAAAGTATTTTTTGCCCTTGTTACACCTGTATAATAAACTCTCTTTTCATCTGATTTCTCAGATATATTTTTATTCCTGAAGGCAGATGGCCAATTAGTTTTTGAATATATCAATACATTATCTGCTTCACCACCTTTTACAGAGTGTATTGTATCTATAATTATTTGAGGTTCTGCGTTAAGTTGCCTAGCTCCGTATCTTCTTAATAATCTGATAAAGTAAGTTATTTGTTCAGGTTTAAAATTACGTTGTAATATCTCCCACCAAGGTTTATCTTTTGATTCATCTGGTAAATCTAAGCCACACCAATCTTTCAAACCTTTAAAATCATATTCTTGATAATCAGGTAAGTCCTGCCAAAACTTATCTCTTCTAAAACTTAAATCTTGCAGCTCCCTAATATACTTATACATAATCTCAGCTTCTTTTTTATTTATCTTTTTATTTTTAGAAATCTTTGTCCAGGCTTTTATAGCTGCCCATTGTTTAATATCAAATGACCTATTACCTCTATTATCACCATAGTATAAACCTGCATCTTTAGCACACATTCTAAGTTCATTTACTGTTGTGTTTACTCTACCAAGTATGTACCAAGTGCCCGGCAATTTACCTATTGGCACTTCGTTAAAATTTAAATATCTTTTTACAGCCCCATCTTTTTGTAAAGCTTCATAGTCTTTTTCAACACTATCTAATATACCACGTCTGATTATTTGTGAGAAATGATGTATAGCTTCACCAAACCTTCTAGTCTTTCTTAGTATAACTTTGCGCCCTGGAAAATAAGTGGTGAAATATTTAGGGTCAGCTCCGTTCCATTTGTAAATACCTTGATCATCATCGCCAGCTAGATAAATTCTTTTTACTTTTGAACACATCTTATATATTACTGACCATTGCAAAGGTGTAAAATCTTGAGCTTCATCTAGAATTAATATTTCTAAGGGAGGAAAGTCTACTTCATCAATCGCTCTTTCAATCATATCTGTGAAGTCTATGAAACTATCCTTTTTATAATTTTCATAGGTGTTAATCTTTCTTAAAAATATATCTAAGCTATCTCTTTTGTAAGATTCTTTCTTATAAACTAAACGTGGATCCGTCATCATATTTCTTGCTTTGTCATAAATACCAAGAGACCAATCTTTATATGTAAAATTATCATCTGATAAACGACCATCGGAAGATTTTATTATCTTTGCTTGTAGTGCATAATCAAGCATACAATTTTTTGGGTCAAAGACCTCTTCTTCAAAATAACGTCTACAATATTTATGCAATGTTTTAAATCTTTGAAAGTCATCTTCTGTGTATTCTGTAAAAGTTGCAAGTGCCCTATCCCGTGCTGTGTTTACAGCTTTGTTTGTAAAAGATATAAAGGCTATGTCTTTCGGATGAATACCTTTAGCAAGATGTTTTTTTAAAACACGTTCAATAAGAGTATAAGTTTTACCTGTACCAGGTGGTCCAAATATTTTAATTGTCTTTTTGTGTATCAGCTTGTGTTTGTGCAGGTCTGAATTTGTTGTGGTAGCTATCATCCATTTCACTTTCTGTTTCTTTCGTCTTTGGTTTTAAAGCCTGATGGTTTACAAACTCTGGCATCTCTACAGTCCAGACATTCTTCTCACCTTCATGGTAATCTTTTCTTTCACAACCAAGCAATCTAAGCGCATCAGCTGTTGTATTAAATACTTTTGTAGCATTCTTTTTTATAAATTTATCTAATGTTAGTCTTTTAAAATAGCACACATTTGACTTACTATCTAATACTACATAACCATCTTTAAGTTTATCAAACTTATCTTGTTCTATATGTGATTCAAAGAAATCTTTTAATAAAGAATAACGTTCTTCTTCAAGTGTATCCGCATAGACATGCTCCTGACTTTCTTCAGCTTGATCTACGATACCCTTCATTAAAAGTTCAAAAGGACTAGGACCTTTTCTAGGTTTAGGTAAAGTTAACCAATAAACTCTGTGTCTTAAAAGTTTAACTCTAAAAGATTTTTCATCTTTCATATCTTCAGGTGTTACAGATATATGTTGACCTTTATAATCAAACTCATACCAAATGCTTTTCGTATCTTGTATGTATTTGATGTTTTCAAATTGATCAATAATCTCTGGAACCGCTTCACCAATTCCTAAACTTCTTGTTTTACATAAATCTTTATTACAAATCGGCTGATACTCAGGATGTTTTGGTGGACATTGAAATTGGTAACCACCTTTTGATACAGACTTTGCCAGAGCGATTACTTCGGACGTAGGTAAAGGCTTCGCAAATATTTGTGTGTTTCTAGCAATTGCTATTTGTTCAAGTTGCTGCACTGACAAAGATGAATCCTTTTTAGATTCCAATACTAAAACATTAAACAAAAAATTATTTCGGTTAGACCCACTCCAACCTTCTTGTATTAATTTTTGCACACAAGGTGGATAGCTGCTCCATTGTGATTCTGCTTCATATTCTTTTACCTTTAGACCATAAAAGTCCTGTGGAGCTAACATTTTTTCCATTGCTAACTCAATAAATCTACCGACCATAACTGGTGTATTGTTATCGTCAAAGGCAAATTCCATTGATGCATTCACATTATGATAGGGCATATTGACTGCCTTATTACACGGAAATATTTCCTGAGCTAAAAAATATTGTTGATTTATTTCACCAAGTTTTTTTACTACTTTATCAACTTCAGCGAAATCACTAAAGAATACAAATATGTGTAGCCCACCAGACTTTGACTTAACTGGTACAAAAGGTAATTTATATTTTTTAATAATTTCTACATACTTTTTTTCTGAATAATCTTTATAATTATTTGGATCTACATCAATACAACCCCACTTACATTGACCATCTATCTCTGGTTTCAGACCAACTCTGAGCTTGCCCTCAAGATGTTGTTTCCATATGGCGCTGGTCACTGGTTCGTGTATCGTGATATATTCGGCAGACTTCTTGCCTCTCTCGTCGTCCTCTCCCGTAAGAGAGGACTTGAGATAACGAGTGTTGTCACCTTCAAAAAGTGTAAATAGTTTTTCTTCCATTAGAAGGGTACGTCTCCACTTTCTTTAGGCTTTGTTTCGTTCATAGCATTTTCTTGACCGAAATCAACTTTACCAAAAATTTCAGAAGACTTGGCGCCCTCATAAAAATCTTTTGTAACTTGTAAAGTTTTTTCATAATCAGCTATGATTTTATCAAACTCACAGACCCACCCGTACCAAGAGTTTTGTGAATTTGACTCTTTTGTTGTAGTCAGTTTGTAAGCTGTTGCCCAAGAAGGTGGACAGAAAAAACCATTTTTACCTTTCATTCTTCTTGATTGAATCATAGAATTCCAAAGTTTTGATTTTTTCTTTTGAGTAGATTTCATAGTAATTAAAGCACTTTCAACAGGCTCATAATCTTTGTTAAGTATATAAACAAAATGATTACCTGTGTCTTCGATATAATTACCATTTTCTAATCTATCTTTTCCATCATCACCACGAGACGTTTGTCGTAATATAGATGGATCAGTATGAATAGCAATAGGACGTCCTGGAGAATCACCCCTGTCTTTCCATTCATTAAAGGTGTTTATATACAAACATGGAACGACAATTACTCCATCTTTACCTTTATATAAAGACCCTGTGATCTCATTATAGATATCACCTTGTCTTGCTTTTTCATTAAACTTACCATCACTTTCATCTAGCACTGGTGAGTTAGAATAAAGAATTTTAAGGATAGGCAGCTTAGTATCACGAGCTGTGATATTTTCAGCACCTTGTCCTGCAAATTCTTCTAAAGCAGATACAGATTGTACTGCATTTTCTTTTTTAGTTGCGACTTGATTCATATTTATTTTTCTCCTTTTATGTTAGTCTTGTTAGCAACGTATACTCCAAAAAGATCCATAGGAATATTATGACCATTTTCGATTTGCTCTCTGACAAATGCTTTCAAAGTCATAGGTTCTACTTTTTCTTTTTGAACTACATTATGTCCTGCCGATTTTAGATCTTCATAAATAACACGCGCTGCATTATCTTCTGATTTACCAAAACTAACAGTGACATTGTTTTTAATAATATCCCCATATCCATTATCACGAAGCCAAGTATAAGCTTCATCTTGTTTAGATACAGGAATTTTTGCTGTGTAAAGAGGCTTTACCTCAACAGATGAACCATCTGCTAATTTAAGCATAGATACGCCAGCTTGTTGCATTAAGTTCGGGATTTCTTGTTCAGAAAGCAAACGTGCTTCGTTTTGAAGGGTTTTTAAATGTTCTTCACACTTTGACATTTGTTCCTGAAGTCCCAATAACTTATTGCAAGATTGTGCGATGTCTTTAGTGACATCTGTGTCTACCTTGATACGGGTAGATTCTGCTTCTAAGTCCATAAGAACTCCTTTCCAATATATGTTTAAAATTTATTAATTGACTTGTCAACAAATATTTAATATAAACTTATAGATATATGGGATACGACTACAAAACCAAACCTTTTGAACATCAGAGACAAGCTTTAATAGAAGGTGCGGATAAATTTAATTACGCATATTTTATGGAAATGGGCACTGGCAAAACAAAAGTCAGTATAGATAATGCTGCTTATTTGTATCAACAAGAAAAGATAAATGTGGTTTTGGTAGTGGCACCAAATTCCGTTTATCGGAATTGGAAGGACGAAATAAACACTCATTGTCCTGTCGACACAGAAATTCGCATCCATAAACTAGACAAAAAATTTGCAAGACTATCCCAAAAATTAACATTCTTTTTAATAAATATAGAAGCATTCTCTCGCAAATCTGGTGAAAAAGTTGTTACTGATATTATAAATGAATATGCAGATACTGCAATGGTCATCGTTGATGAAGCTACTACTATCAAAAACAGACAGGCAAAAAGAACAAAAACAATAACAAAATTATGTAAATCTATAAAATATAAAAGAATATTAACAGGTTCACCTGTGACAAAATCACCACTCGATTTATTTAGTCAATGTGGTTTTCTTAATCCAGAATTGTTAGGTATTACAAATTATTATGCTTTTAGGTCTCGTTATTGTGTAATGAAAACTATTGGTTTGGGTTCAACAGGCAGACAATTT